CCATGAATCGCCGGCTTGGCAATGTGGATCCGGAGCCGGTCGAGCCGCGTCCATTTAGTACCAAATTTGGCGAAATGCCAGGCTGGTATGCGCCAATTGATTACGACCCGATTAATTCACGGTTGGCCAAAGCACGGGAATCGAAGTTAGCCATTAATCCGAATGACGGTTCATTTGGTTCGAGCTATTTCCGCGCAGATACGACCACCAACGGCTCATTGAATACGCGTAAAGCCAATTACTATGACCGCCTTGATTTAGATTATCACGCCGTCGAGCGCCGGATTCACGACACCATCCATGATCTGGCTTATCGGGAAGCGTTGTTAGATGCTAACAAAATTGTCAACCATCCGGATTTCCGCTCGCAGTTCATGCACTCGTATGGACCGGAGAATTACAAGTCGATACAGCGCTGGATCGGTGACTTGGCCAACGGACAAAATACGGACGCCAATTTATCCAAGGTCTCCAAGGTGATGGGCGCAACACGGCGCATGATGGTGGCTAACGGCATCGGGTTGCGTTTGTCGACCATGATTAAACATGGCGGATCTGCGTTGGCGAAGTCGGCAGGTTACTTTAGCGGCGGCGGTGAAAAGTATTTTGCGGCCCGGGCATTGGCGATCGCAACGAATCACGAGGGCGAAGTCGCCAGCGCACGCGCCAAGTTTCCCGAGATTGACGCGCGTGCGATGCAGCAGGACCGTGATTACCGTGAATTGACTGCTTCGATGTTTGAGCCGGAGAGTTTGCATAGTCGCGCTGAACGATTTGGACATTCTGGGGTGGCCTTCCTGGATCTCATGTCGGCGGTGCCAACGGCGCACGCTGCCTATGATCGCGCTGTCACTGAAGGCATCCCAAAAAATCGCGGCGGGACTGGGAAGCCAATGAGTCACGAGGATGCAGTCGCGTATGCGAACCAACTTGTTCGGGAAGCCCACGGATCTAACATCGAATCCGCGCGCAGCATGTTATTGAATGAAAAATCCGAAGCGGTCAAGATGATGACCACGCTGTACGGTTTCATGAATAACACGCTGGGCCAGAATATGGATTTGCTCAGCAAAGCAAAAACGGCCGGTTTTTCCAAGCCTGAGTTGTTTTCGCGATACATTATGGCGATCCTGGTTCCTTCTTTTGTTGCCGGCGCTGTGGCCGGTAAAGACAAGGGCGAAGACTGGGCGCACTGGGTAGGTAAATCGATTGCCGGCGAAGTGACTGGGCTGGATCCGTTCGTGCGTAATATTGCGTCCATGCTGGAAGGGCATAGCAGCGCTGGACAACCGGCGTATATGACCGCGGCTGGCACAGTAACGAAACCGGTTGAAGATATTGTCAAAGCGGCTAAAGGTAAGCCCGTCAGGGCGCCGATTAAGGATTTGAGTAACGCGATCGGGTTGGGGATTCCTGGCATGGGTCAATTGGGGACTTCCGCGCAATACTTAGCTGATGTACACTCCGGCAAAGAACAGCCGAAAGGCGTTGTTGATCTGGCGCGCGGAATCGCGTTAGGACAAAGCAATAAAAAATAAATTGATCTACTTGCGCAAGCTGGCTTCACCTTAACACAGCCAACACCACGCAACCCGCAAGGCAACCTATTAAGGAATTGCCTTGACTATCTCGACCACTTCAAATACTAGCGTGAGCCAAGGGAATGGCTTCACCAATACATTTAATTTTGGTTTTATTATTCCGTTAGTGGCGGAGTTATTTGTCACTTATGTTGACACTAATGACGTGGAGTGGCCTCTTTCTTCGTCGCAATATTCCGTATCTGGATTAGATAACCCCTCAGGCGGAGTGGTCACCTATCCGTTAGCGGGAAGCCCTATCCCAATCGGTTCTAGTTTAATCATCCAGCGAATAGTCGCTTATCAGCAACTTACCAGTTTAGTGAATCAATCTGGTTATTATCCTAATGTTGTTGAACAAGCATTAGATAATTTGACAATGCAGACGCAGCAACTTGCTGCTGCTAGCCAGCTTGCCTTGACTGTTGGTCAGTCTTCCACTGCAGCTAACTTAAGTTTGCCGTCATCTTCGACTATTCGGTCAAATAATCTCATTGGTTTTGATGCGAACGGCAATGTAGATCTTTACCCTATTACTTCTAGTGTTGGGGCAGGAGATTTAATTAATGAAGGCCCATTTGTTGCTGGTGTCGGTTTTACTCCGGGGGTTACTACTTCACTGGTTCTTTCGCGATCCTATGGAAGTGACGCTAATGTGACTGTGCATTATGATGCCGCCTATCAGGGAGTAGATCAGTATTCAATTAATGGGGACACGATTACTTTTATTGCGCCTATCCCAGTGGGTGTTAATAAAGTCTATATTGTTGGTGGTACTACTTTATCCGTTGGTATTCCTTCCGCGTTATCCCAGCCCAATGGATCTTCATTAATTGGCTATAACCAAGGCAGTACAGGCGCTGCAACGATCACGCAGCAGGCTAAGAATCAGCAAGTCGTGAATTTGCTAGATATTTGTGCGAATGGTGTTTCAGGTGTACCTGCAGATCCTTTAGGCGTTATTGACAGTTCTGGAGCAATTGTTAAATGGATAGCCTTAGCAGCATCAGGTATAGCAGTAACAGCCCCTTCCGGAACTTTTAAATTCACTGTCCCAATCGCCATACCTCCTATTAGTGGAATGTCTATAACTGGCGCAGGGAGACAATCAACCAAATTTGTTTATTCTGGAACCAACACTACGAATGATTTGTGGACTATTGGCGATGGAACCACCTCATTTTCTGGATGCACTATTGGCGGTTTTAATATTGACTCAACCACAACAATGACAGCAGGCACCGCACTGCACATCAAGAAGCAGCAGAATGGATCAAATTTCTTCGATATTAGTTTTTCTAATCTTAATGCAACACAGAACCTTTGGGATGGCATCTGGTTTGATAACACCAACGTAACAGACTATATTGGGTTCGAAATTAATGTTCAACACGAAGCCCTCATCGTGAATGGAGAGGCCAGTGGTAGCAGTGGATCTGATCTTTATCTTGACCAAGGCACAATTACAAATTGTCAGCAGGCATTAACGGTTGGCGGCGGTTTCGGTGGATTGTATGTTGGCCAAGTTCTTTTATATGGGAATCTGACTAATGTACAGATAGATAATAGTCGTGTTGCAAATGGCAACAGAGAACTACTTTTCAGCCAATTTTGTGTTTCAGATGGCTGTAAAAATTATGGTTTCTATATTGATGATACTTTAGCTGGTGGATCAAATATAACTCTCAATGCTTTTGTTGGCTCGGCTGGCCAAGTTGGATCGGGTGGTGTAGGTATCAACGTTAACATTGTAGCGTTCCCGAATAGCCGCATTACATTCGGCATGGGGCAATTATTCAATGCAACGTCACATAATATTTCCATTCAAGATGCAAGCACATTAATAACGATTGGGTCAGAAACCCAAATTACCAATTGTGGCGGATATGGGATTAATGCAACAGTCCAGACCAATAACGTCACTTATAGTTGCACATTCGAATCCAATACCGCGGGAAATGTTGCGACGAATGTCAGAAATTCATATACACCAACTATCAGTGCTGCGACTGGAACGATAACGGCGGCAACTGGGTCAGTATATTGGTCTCGCACAGGCTCCATTGTGTATATGTCCGTCTCAATAAATGTTGTAACCAACGGTACAGGTGCTGGTGCAGTTGGTTGCACATTGCCGTTCACTGTGCGCAGTGCCACCGTGATTTCTGGAAGAGCCACAGGAATTTCCGGAAAAATGTTGCAGGGGAACATCGCGGCAAATTCTTTCTCGCTAAATATCGACAATTATGATGGGACATATCCGGCAGTAAGTGGAGAAACCCTTGTTCTTTCTGGATGTGCCGAGGTTTATTAAAATGGGGAAAATATGAGCTACATCTACAAAAACGGCTTTGCCATCGGGTATATGTTAGGCGATATAGAAGTTCTGTTTATCTCGCCAATACCAATTAATTTACTTATGGATTGATCATGAAAAAATTATTTATACTGTTATGGTTTGTGTCAGCAAGTTTATTTGCTCAGACAAAAATGCCGATTCAATTATTAAATCCTTCTGGGTCAATATCTGGTCAGGTAATTGAATCAACTGGAGCAACGACTGCTCCAGCATGGACTACAATTACTTTATTTTCATATCCTGGTGCTGGAATACCTAACTCAACAGGATCGGCTTGGGGAACATCTTATTCGACGACAGGAACAGGCACGGTTGTTCTAAATACTGCGCCGACCCTATCTGGATTGGTTACCACTGGATCATTAAAAGCCAATGCAACCATATCTGGCTCAGCCAGTTCTGGCGCAATTAATTACGGAACGCTTAGCTATTCTGATACCAATTTATTCGAATCGTATCAAACAAGTGCAAATAGCTATGCTCAATCGATTTGGCAAAACACGAATAGCGGACCTACGGCTTCGACAGATTTAGTTTTATCGAACGACCAAGGGACTTCCACTACGCATTATGCTAATTTTGGAATTAACAGCTCTGGATTTACTGGTGCAGGGTCATTGAATTTGCCTGGCGCAAGTTATCTTACTGGAACTACATCTGATTTGGTAATTGGAACTACAACATCAAACGCGATCCATTTTTTAGCAAATAGCTCTGCAACTGATGCAGCAACCATAACGACTGGAAATGTATTCACCTTGATTTCGTCAGTATTGGGTACGCCTAATTCTGGAGTGATAACTAATTTAAGTGGCACATGCGCATCATGTTCAATTGGTGGCAATGCAGGTACAGCGAATTCTGCCACTACGGCGGGAACTGTCACGACCGCAGCGCAACCAGCAATTACGTCAGTAGGCACACTTACCTCAGTTAATTCATCTGGGAACATTAATATTTCCAAGTCAGGAACCTCGGTAAATTATTCTGGCAATGATACTGGCGGCTCAAATAGTGTCCAGTATCAGTTTCAGAATAATGGTGTAAATATTTGGTCACTAGAAAATTTTACATCAACAAGTATTTTCACTTTAAATAGATACAACTCCGGAACATTGGCAGATAACCCAATTAGCGTTTCAAATTCAACAGGGATTGTTTCTTTCGTTGACGGAATTTCATCGTCATTAATAACAGCAACAAGTACAGTCAACTTATCGCCTGCCTCGGCTAATGTTAGCATAAGCCCAACAGGAACCGGTACAGTAACTATTAACCCAGCCACCGCTTCCTCAATGAACAATGTTTCATTAGGCCTAACTACTCCATTAGCAGTTGGATCGACTTCGATCGCACATACATTGCAAGAATTGGATACCGGTTACACTTTCAATACTCCGACGACAGGAGCCACTGTAACGCTTGCGACTGGTACGGAAACTGCATTAATTGTGCCAGCCGGAACTCTGGCGGCATTGACGATTACTTTGCCAGGCTGCACAAGCGGGTATAACGGTAGCATTGCGAGGTTTTCTAGCACTCAGATAATTACAGCACTGACCGTAAATGCAACGAGTGGGACTGTAGCGGACGCACCGACAACCCTTGCTTTGGGTTCAGGACATGGATATTTATGTAGGGGCAGTACAACAACGTGGTATCAATTGTATTGATCAGTAAAGGGATACTGATGGATCACATTAAAAAAATTATTGCTGAAATTACGCCTGCGATTGCTGTCGTCTTCGGTTGGTTAAATTATCTCCCGACCACGTTGACCGTAATTTCCACATTGCTCGCCATTGTTTGGTATGGGATGCAAATTGTTGAATTCAGAAAAAGACAGCAAGGTGATCATCGTGAATGACGTATTCATCCAGGCATTTGCAGAGCTCGAGCTAAACGAGGGCGGCTATACCGTAGACGATGGCGGCCCGACGATGTACGGCATTACCGAGGCTGTGGCTCGGCGCTGGGGGTTCCAGGGTGATATGCATGACTTAACGCTAGAACAGGCTCAGGCGATCGCTAAATCAGAATACTGGGACGTATATCAATGCGATCAATTTGACGCGCGGGTGGCCTTCCAGGTATTCGACGCGGCCTATAATGGTGGTCATGCGGTGAATTGGTTGCAGCGCGCTACCGGCGTGGTGATTGACGGCGTTTTAGGTGAGCAAACGATTGGTGCAATCCGTTCACTGGATCCTCTTAAATTAATTTTGCGCTTCGATTCCTATCGGATATCCTTTCTGGCCATGCTGACGGTATGGCCTTCTTACGGAAAGGGATGGATGAATCGAATTGCTAAAAATATGTTATTGGCGGCGGCATAATGTTAGAGCGATTGTGGGACTTTATTGACAAGCGTCAAATTGACAAGCATATTGTTTCTATCTTGATTATGTACGGTACCGTACAGATCACGAAATGGTCGATGGTATTTGCGGTTCTTCATCCAGATAGCAACGGTGCGATAGTCATCGCTTCGGTAGATGTGCCTTATATGGCACTGCAAGCAGCAGCCCTTAAATCTTATTTCGATGCACGGAGTCAAAATGCCTAACCCTTGGTTAATTATAATTATGTTACTGTTGATGGTAGGCGCACTTTTTGGCGTTGGTAAATGGCAAAATAATGCCGGTCATGTTGCTGAGCGTGTGATCTGGCAGGGTAAAGCCAATAAAGAATTGTCGGATGCTAATGCTGAGATACAGCGTCTCAATGATGTAGCGCGTGCGACAGAACAAAAGAATGCTGCGGCACAAGCGCAGATCGTAGCCAGTTATGAACAGGAGAAACAAAATGATGTCTCTGCAAAAGATATTCTTATCAGTCAGTTGCGTGCTGGCACTCTGCAGCTGCGCGACCCAGGTGCCACCAGTTGCGTGCAAACCTGTGGAAGTGTCGCCGGCCAAGTTACCTCCAGCACCTCCGGAAATAATGATCGCGCGCCAGGCGAACTTTCTGAGCAATTTGCAGAATTTCTCATCCAGCAAGACAGTCTTGCAGACGAAATAGTTGGCCAGCTGCAGGCGTGTCAAAAACAGATTGTGCAAGATCGCGCCGGAGTCTGATCTGAATTGGATCAGTTTAATTTAGCCGGTCCTTCATTTAGTTGTTCACCAATAGCGGCAGCGAATTTAGCGCATCGTTCGCATCCTTGGCAGTGACCACAATTGCATCCACGCGGGTTATCTCCTGGACTAAATTGGTCGTCCAGATCATCGCATTCTTTCATTGCGTCATAGCACTCAGGATGCAACTTTACCGTTCCCGCATCACCACCATCAAAATATCGATATTTTTTATATGATTCCCCGACTTCAATTTTGTTGGCGCACCAACTGCACCGATGAATTTTCTTGGCAGATTTAACGATTTCAAGTCCGGTTGAACTGCTCATATCTTCACCTGTTCAATGATTGATTCTAGGTTGATGGTTTCGATAGCGTC